CTGAACGATAACTGTCAACAAAGGATTGAACCTTCTTTTCAAACTTTTCAGCTCCCATTTCTTCACGCCACTCCTCAAAGGATTGTAATTTTGGAGCCTTCAGGATATAATACTTGCCTAGTTTTTTATTTCCCCTCGTCAGATAAGCAAAGAATCTCTTCACTTTCCCGTCATACTCAACAAGTGCATTCACTTCTTCATCATCTTCTTCATCACCAGCTAATAATCTTTGAATATTGACTTTATTTCCCTTACTGTCTACAGCAGTAACACCTATACCACCAGCAGATAAAACATAATCAAGATAGTCCATCATATCAACTTGCCATTCAGACTTCATATCTTCCGAATAAAAATCAGGAATAGTATACTCGCCGATGAAAGTGTCATTCAAGTCCATATACAAGTCTGTTACTTTTGGCGACCATGCATACTTATATTCCCCGATGGGCATGAAAACACTTACATCACCATATTCCTTGGCTTGTTCATAGTTCGTCGTGGCAAAAACACCGTTTCTCACAGGCCATCCAAACTTCTTCACAAACATCTCGTTCAACATATCGTGAAGTTCTTGTGGTGTGTCCTTTGGCCTTCTATTCTCTTTTCTCTTTACGAGGTCTTCTTTTGAGAATACTGTCATTTTTTATTTTATGTCCACGATAAAATACAGGAAGATATCCACTCTTGGAACCTTCACTCCTTTGAGGTTTCGTTTCATTGAGAAACATCTCACAATCCCGATGTAGTATGTCTGCTAATTTTATCGGATCGTCAGTTATCTTTTCTGTCAGAATTTCTCTTAGCTTCATTCTTTCTTTTCCCGTTTATGAAAACATTCTTTCCTTCTTTCCTCTGTTTATGATGCCAGAGAACGTGCTTCTGAGCAAACTCAATCAACCGACCGTCTTTTTTATCAGAAGGGATTATCTCATTGACAGGAACCTTGAGATAGTCAGGTTTTGAATTGTTGTATGTGGCGATTATTGCTTCCCTTTCTGAAATTCTGGCTATAAAAATTCCCCGATATCGGTCAGCCTTGACACAATCCCCTTGACAAATACCTTCGAGTTCTAACAAGTTCTTGAAAAACATTCCTTCTCCTTCCAGATAGTAAAGTATTGTGTGTTCACATATCGTTCCTTATCCGAATCGAACCTCAAGCCCATCTCGTCGCAGAGGTCAACCAGATAATTAGTCAGTTCGTAAAAGTCAGCATTATATTCCAAGGTGAGCTTTCCCTTCGCTGAGTTCCATTGAACATCAATTTCCCTCTCATAATCCTCATAATCCTTGGAATATGTATCCAGAACAAAGGTATGGCTACGAGGAACACGAAGGATAGTCTTTATCATCGACTTGTCCTTTGCATTCAAGGAACCTTCATTGAGAGGTTGAATAAAATTCTCAAATCGTGAAGGCGTCTTCTCTACTACTGCCTTCTGTTCGTTTATAAACTTGTCAAATCTTCCCATTAGTCCATATGCTCCACTTTTTGATGATGGAAACCGGAAGGTTTTCCATATATCTCAATACCGAAATGATCTGATTTCTTCTCTTGGTCTTCGTAGGCATGCCATCTCTTGTTCAACTCATCATATGTCAACCAAGTTCGAATAGTCGATGCTGGGTCCTCAAAATAAACTCTCTTGTCATCATATCCGATGGCAACAACATAATGTGCCCAATCATACTCCGTTTCCCAATCCACAGGCTTGTCTGGCCACGCTTGAACAATCAGAAGAGTGGGAACACCGGCATCAATATTTTTCTTGAGGTCATCAATCGTCATATTTTCTCTGGTTTCAGCACGAAGACCATATTTCTTACAAACTCTCACGATGTCAGCAGGCTCAGCACCAATTTCGGGGTCTACATTCAGTTCCTTTACAAGGTCTACTTCTCTTGGTTCAAAACCATAATAGAAGAAAACACCCTGTAGTGCGGATGCTCCACAGTCATAAGAGTATGACTGTCGAAGCTCTGGAAATTCCATGAGCTTGATGTTGTTCAAGAAATTAAATAGTTTCATCAGCTTCACCAAATCCTATATCTCACCACGATGAACCCTTAAAATTAGTTCATCTATAACTTCGGGGTCTGTAATATTATTGTCAATGACCAGTTCAGTAACCTTCTTGATGATTTTTCCAATTTCCTTACCTGGCTTTAATCCAGTAAGCTCCATAACCCTTTTACCATCAACAACCTTCATAATTTTATCAACAGTTTTCGAACCCCATTTCTCCTTTATCTCGATTGCCTTGTTGACAATAGCCTCAAAATCCTCATCGGTCATAAACTTGTGACCACGGGAAAACTCGTCTGCTCGAGCAACCGCAACCAAGACATCCCAATTATCATCATTTACGAGCTTTGCTATTTTACTTGGTTTCATACCAAGAATAAGATGGAATCTCATATGATTTGCGACAGCATAGAGAAGAGACTCTTTTTCCTTATTCGACATTCGTAATCTGTCTGCAATAGTTTCTACCAGTTTTACACCTTCCTCTGCGTGCCCGAAATAGGTGGGAGTTCCATCGGGCCTTCTATCAAATGTCACTCCCTTCCCTACATCGTGAAGAAGGATGGCGAGATTTACAAGAGGATCAGCAACTTTATTCGCTCTCAATGCCGCTAATGTATGGTCCCAAACTCCCCCCTCTGGATGATGTTCAAGATTGTGTTCAAACTCTTTCAGCTTGGTAACTTCTGGAAGTATCAATTCCAGAATACCCATATCATCCAGCTCCACAAGAAACTTGGCAAACCTGTCACCGGAGTCGGAAGCCGCTTTGAAAATCTCGTCTTTTATTCTTTCCGGTGCAAGTTTCTTTACGTTAGAAGAAAGTTCCTTGGCCGCCTGTTTCGTTTCCGGTTCTATATCAAATCCGAGCTTTGCAGAAAACCTTGCAGCTCTCAACATACGAAGATAGTCCTCACCAAACCGTTCCTTTGGATTTCCCACGGTTCGAAGAACCTTGTCCTTGATATCCCTCGTTCCATCGAAATAGTCAATGATGTTTCCATCCCTGTCGATACCCATCGCATTGATGGTGAAATCCCTTCTCTCCGCATCCTTCTCAAAAGAACCCGTGATGGTTATACTTTCTGGTCGTCTTCCAGTTGAATCGTATATTATAATATATTTTTCTGGATTCTTATGATCTGGATTATTTGGATCATATGGCTCAAGTGGGCCAAGTTTCATTTTTTTCTCCTTCTCTCAAGTCCGAATTCATCAATTTTTCTTATAACAGTATTCATTCCTAGTGAACTACCCCCACCTATAGAGGTGTGGGCTTCGTGGTCAATACTCCTATCGGAGCAAGTTTACCCACGCTCTAAGGGCTGTTCCTTCCCCAGTTTTACCAACTACATGGTTAAACTTTTTTATATAATATTTTTCTTTCTCATCCATTTCTTCTTTTGATAAACATTCACAAATAATAAACCAATCAAAACCATCAATACCATTCTTCTTTATTGCTTTATGAAACAAACTCTTCGGTTCTTTTACTATATGTCCTTTTATTCTTTGTTCAAGAGAAACTGTTGTTTGTCCTATATACATTTTATTATTTTTTTTATTTTTAGCCGCATAAATAATCATACACCAATACCAAATTATTTCTCTATAATTTTCCTTACTCCTTTTATTTTTTGATAAGAATCTTGACGAAATTGGGCAATTTCAAAGCTATACCCACCTTCCTTGACCACCACGATACCAAAGTCCTTTGACTTACCGATATCGTATATCTTCCAGAGTTTCGCAAGTTCTTCCATCGGCATATTCGTCGCAATATCAATATCCTTGGGTTTCTTGCCCATCACGATGTCACGAACCGCACCGCCAACGATATATGCACGATATCCCTTATCAGAAATCTTTTCCAGTATCTTCACAGCGGACTGTAGCTCACTATCGGTTCTTACATAGTCCTTCCATTGTGAGACTTGTTCCGCTTCGGATAATATGTAATCACGAAAACCCATCAGTCTTCAGTCTCCAATTCCCATCCTTCTTTATACCATTTACCACTTGGGCCAAAGAAGTCGTTATAATTGATAAAATATTTTTTCAGAAAATTCCATTTCTTTTTTGGATTGAGAGAATACGTCTTCTTTATTATCAGCTTACCATCAAATGATGATACCTTGGCATATCCACCGGCATAGTTTCCTGTTCCCCAGCTTACCGCATTGAGTGTTTTGACACCGGGGGGTTTCGTATGTCCTTTCCTTATAAGAAATTCTACCACATCTTCGTGAATATCGACATCATCAAGCCAAATAAAAAGACTTTTCTTGGGTTCATAAGCCACCCATCGAATATCAATTTCTTCCAAACCATAACTTTTTCCCATACGTTCAATAAATGCCGATACAAGATTAGAAATTTCTTTTGCTGTCGGATTTCTATAGATGTAGTTATACCCTTCGGTATCCATTCCATAGGTTCCGTAGGCGGCAACATACTCTTCCTGTAGAAATTTCAATAATCTCATATTACTATTTATCAATCCCCATATATCAATTCTTTAAGACCGAAATTGAACATAACATCATCAACCATATAATACTTACTACACTTGAAAGATATCTCACTTCTACTATACAGGGCAGCTTTTAATCCATCATCACGATATTTTGGAATAATACTGTATTCGATATACTCCTCGGCGGCTTTTATAAAATTCTTCCTTGCAACACCCACCAGTTTCATCAGGTCAGATGTTGTCACG